AGAAAGAAGAGGCCGCGTCGAGGCCGGCCAGGTGCTCCTCGAGCGCCGCATTCGCGTCTGCCTCGGTCTGCCCGCCCTCGAGCAGGGCGTCGATGATGTCGCTGATCTCGTTCTGGATTGCGTAGAGTGACATGGTGTTCCTCCGGGTCAGAAGGGCATGGACAGGTCGTCATCGGCGGGGGCCGGCGCGGGCTTGCGCTCGGTGGACGACAGGACGCGCATGATCGTCAGGGCGTTCCCGACGCGGGCGATGTCGAGCCGCATCTCATCGGCCTTGTCCGCGAGCTGGGCGTACTCCGCGACCGTGGTGGCGAGCCAGGCATTGCCGTGGTCCCCGGCGACCTGGATCGCGATGGGCTTGTCCTTGCGGCGCACGACCCGCAGGATGGCGAACGTGCCCTCGTACTCGTCCGGGTAGGTGTCGGCCGGCTCGGCCTGCTCGGCCGGCTTGGGCGCCGGGGCCGGGACAGGCGTGGATGCCTCAGGAGCGGCCTTGCGCTTGCGGACGGGCTTGGGGGCTTCCACGGCCACGGGCGCGTCCTGGGGCAACGTGGTGGCTTCCACGACCTCCGGGGCGGGCAGCGCGGCGATGGGCGCAACGGCAGGCGGGTTGTCGGCCTGCGCCATCTCCTCGGGCGTATACAGACCGGACAGTTCGGCGGGGAACGCCTTGCGGAGGGCGAGGGCCTCGGCGCACTTGGCGATCATCACGGTCGGCATCTTGCCCCACATCCCGGTCAGGTAGCCGTCCTTCGACCGCTGCGCGTACTCGCGGAACAGGGCGATGGCCGTGACGGCCTCGACGAACCCCTTGCGGTAGACGCCCACGCGGGCGGCCGCCGGCGGCTCCTCGTTCAGCCACACGTCCACCCAGCGCCCGTCCGTGCCGCAGTAGGCGACGGCCGTCTGCCCCGCGTACTCACCGCTGCGCTGCGCGACCAGACGGAACCCATCGATGCTGACCTGCGTCTGCATGACCTCGCGGCCAGCCTTGCGGTCGTAGCGGCGCACGGCGTAGATCTGCCGTGCGAACGGGTCGAGCCCGGTGCGCTCGCAGATGTTGAAGAACAGGTCGAGCTCGTCGCGGCTCGCGCCGTTGCAGAGCGTCCGTGCGAGCAGCTCGCGCTTCTCGTCATCCAAGCGTGCCAATGCACTCATGTCAGTCTCCTTCGCTTGCGCGGGTCGCCGCGCTCGGCCGGCGGCAACACGCCACCGACAGGATCAGTATACGCCCCACTACATCGGCGTCAAGCCCAGACTTTCACCAGCGTTTCGGCGGTTTCGCCCCATTCCTTGCTGGCGGCAATCATCGCGACCTGGCCGTCATCCACGTACACGACCCCGGTCATCGCGTCCAAGGCAGCTCTGCAAAGCTTGTCCAGGTCCGGCCGCGTGGGTGCCAAGGGCAGCGCCGGCCTGATGAGGCCACGCGAGGTGAAGTGTGACTTCGGGCGCGGGAACCGGAAGCACAGTTCGACCGCCACCGCTCCGGTCGCCGGCAGTTCCGTCCACGCCTCGCGTGCCACCAGCGCGAACACCGCCCGGTAGGGCTTGACCTTGGCGCTCGACTCGAGCAGCACGACGCGCCCGTTCCTGAGCTTCACCGCACGCTTGGAACCTTGGGGGGCGGCGAATCCCGGCACGGTGAATTCAATCATTTCGGACCCTGTGGTTGGATGCTGCCAGCACTTGGCGGTTCACCTGGCGTATCAACTTCGCCATCTCCTGCCGCAGGTACACGACCTCCTGCATGAGTTCAATCGTGAGCGGGTCGTTGGTGCCGCTGTCTCGCACGCGGTCGACGACGTCCTCCTCGCGCTCCCCTCTCCCTGGAATCATGGTCAGCCCGACCCTTCGTAAAGGATGCGCTCAATGCGGGCGGGCAGGATGTTGCGGAGTTTCCGCACCTCGTCGCGCAGGACGCGGATGTGCCGCGCCGCCTCGCGCCGCTCGAGATTCGCCATCTCGCCCATGCCAGGCCAGTAGATGTCGAGCCGCTCGAGGATGTCGCGCTCCTGGTGCTCGTCGCCAGGGTCGATCATTTGCCGGCCTCCTCGTTTGAGAAGCAATCCCACCCGAATTTCTTGGCTATCTGCATCGCTTCGGCAAGCGTGGTCTTTGGCGCCTGCTTCAGTTTCGTTGTGACGGCACCGAGGATGCACACCTGCATCCTCGCCTCGTCGCGCTCGGCGGTGAGGCGGGCGATCTCGTCGCGTGGGTCGGTCATGCGGTTTCCTTGATCTTTGCCTTGCGCCGCTCCTCAAGTTTGTTGCGGCGCTCCTCGTCCGCACGGTAACCCTCGTACTTGTGATTGAGCCATGAGTGTGCGTCCGCGATCTGCTTCATCAGATCGGCGCTGAGAATGACGTATCCCACCGAGTCGGCAACGCCGACCAGGTACTGGAGGTGGTGGCTGGTGTCCCTGTAACAGCAAACCTGCTGGATCTTGTTGGGATCTTTGTCCTTCATTGCTTCTCCTTGTTCAAAGTTACCCCCGCGCCGTGTTGGAAACCACGATAAGGTGGCACGGCGCGGGGGCTTTCCGGCAACGCGCCGGAGGGTGTCTGTGGCTCGCGGTCGATCTCGCGCAGCAGGGCGTTGATTGACTCGAGCGCCTCGTTCTGGTCGTGCTTGAACCCTGCGGCCAGCGCCGCCGAGAGCTGCCGCAGCGGGGCGGCGGCGGCGCGGATCTGCCCGATGCGCGCACGCAGCAGCATGATCGTGAGGCCGCGCTCGTTGAGCGCGTGCTCGTACCAGGTCGGTTCAGTCATCGTCGCGCTCCCTCAGGATTCGCACGGTCTTCGGGGCGCGCACGACGAGCGTGACCTTCCCCACATTGGACGGCGTCGGGGCAACGGCAGCCACGGCGCGTCCATTCTCATCCACGATCACGACCGACTGGCCGTGGCGCAGGGTGACGGCGACGTTGCCGGCGTTCGGGATATCACGCATGGTCAGCCTCCCACTTTGCGATTTGCTCCCCGATCCAAGCCATGCAGTTGCAGGCCATGCTGTTACCGAGCGCCTTGTATCGAGGCCCGTCCGGGCATTCCTCGGCAGTCTTCTTCCGCCACGGGATTGCCGTCCAGTTGTCCGGGAAGCCCTGGAGCCTCTCGCACTCAACCGGGGTGAGCCGGCGGACGGTCATGGCATGGGCCACCGCCGGCGGTTGTCCACCACCGGACGGACTTGGAACGGTGAGCGTCGGCTGTACCTCATGGGCGAACTTCGGAGTCTCGTAGGTTGTCAGGCCAATCGCCACCGCTGCATGGGCCGCGTTGTCCCTCGCAAGCGTGTGGCACGGATCGCCGGGCTTGCGGTTCTGCCTGTTGACGGGAGCGGTAATCTGAAACAAGTCGTAAGGGACAGGTTGTCCGACTGCTTGAACTTCCGCTCGCGCCTCGATGGTGTATGCCACGCCATCAGTTCGCACTCCAACCCCGTCCGGCCCGCTCGCAGGGTTCTCGCGTATTGCCCCGGCCTGAATCGCCATAGGAATGTACGCGCCGTGATTATCCAGTTCTGTCCGAGATTTGGCGATAGCGCGGCCAAGTGTCCCAGCAACTAACTGCTCTGGGTTGTTGCGGCACTCTCCAGAGCGCGCCGCAAGAGTTCCGGCAATTTCTTCCCGCGCAGTTCCGCTCTTCGCAGAATTCCGCTGCACGCTTTCGCGCTCAAAGAGAACCTGGGCAGCACGGCTCCAGTCTCCAAGACATCCGACAACGAACACACGTCGCCGGCGCTGCGGGACGGCGCGGGGATGCCCGTGTGTTCGCACCCATTGAGCGTCCAAAACCCGGTAGGCGACCCCATACCCCAAGAGGCCCATCGCCCCGAGGAAGGAACCAAAATCCCGTCCTCCGTTGCTGGACAGGACACCGGGGACGTTTTCCCACACAACCCATCGAGGCCGTAGACGCCGAGCAATTTCAAGATAGGTAAGCATGAGTCCTCCTCGGGGGTCTGACAGGCCGGCGCGGAGTCCGGCAACGCTGAAGGACTGGCAGGGTCTTTT